ACACTGGCGGAGGCGGCGGTGGAGGAACTAACCCACTACCAGAAAGAAACGGATATGCTGGAGGATCTGGAATTGTAATAATAAGATACAAGTATCAATAATATGGCACATTTTGCAAAAATCACAGAAGCTAATGAAGTACTTACAGTAGTAGTCGTAGACAACTCAGACGTACAAGATGAAAATAACAATGAAGTTGAATCAGTAGGTCAACAGTATTTACAAACACATAGTAACTGGCCAGCTGAAAAATGGATTCAATGTTCTTATAATACTTATCGCAATGTGCATTCACTTGGTGGAACTGCTTTTAGAGGCAACTACGCAAGTATAGGCTATACCTGGGACCCAACTAATTCAATATTTTGGGAACCACAACCACACGGGTCTTGGACTAAAAACACATCAAATGCATCGTGGGAAGCTCCAATTACTTATCCAAGTGTTAAAGAAAACTATGCAATTTACTGGGTTGAAGAAGTTTATCAAGCAGACAATACAAAAGGTTGGGAAGCTTATAAAGCCGACGAAATACCTGCTGATAAAGTATATGAGTGGAATGGATCTGCTTGGTCTGCGAAATAGTTGAATTTTCTATAAAATACTGTTAAACAATACTTATAAAGTATGAAGAAAGATATCTCTAAAGAAGTTTTGTCTGAAGTAGCCTTGTATTACGGTACAGTTAATATGCCTAAAGATTGGGAAATAGATAGAGTTTTTTTATCACATGAAATTCTACATTCTAGATTGACTTTAAAAGATTTTAATTTTTCAAAAACGTTTGATAAACTAAGTACATATATACGTGAGTATATGAACCTTAAACACAATCTAACACTTCTTAATAAAAATTTTTGGGGAAATATGTATTCTCCTCTTCAACACTCTCCACCTTTGAAAAACGTAGATCCTGTAGATTTAAGAAATTCAGCAGATTTTACTATGCTGTATGGAGTAAATGTCGAAGATTGCAGTGTAAGAATATTTTATGATGATAATAGAAAAGCAGGAAAAAGTTGGGATATACCTTTGACAAACAATAAATTTATAATATTTCCTTCTTTAAATACGTACACAATTAAAAATTATCAAAAAGAAAACACGAATTTTATTTTAACAATAACGTATGAGCTTCCATAATTATTATTGGTATTTTAAATCTGCATTGACACCTAAGTTTTGTGATGAAGTAATAGCTTTTGCTACTTCTAAAAAACAACAAATGGCAAGAACAGGTGGTTATGAAAAAACCAAGTTAGATAAAAAAGACTATTTAGATTTAAAAAAAAAGAGAGATTCAGATTTGGTTTGGTTAACTGAACCATGGATATTTAAAGAAATACATCCATATGTCGTAGAGGCAAATAAAAATGCAGGTTGGAATTTTGAATGGCATAAATCGGAATCATGTCAATTTACATTATATACATTAAATCAATTTTATGATTGGCACGCTGATAGTGATACACCTTATGAAAAAGGAGACGATAAAGGAAAAATAAGAAAGATATCTATGACTTGTCAGTTAACAGATGGTTCAGAATACGAAGGTGGTGAATTAGAATTTGATTTTAGAAATTACGACCCACATATGCGAGATGAATCAAAACATGTTGTTCAATGCAAAGAAATACTACCCAAAGGATCTATCATTGTTTTTCCTTCTCATATATATCATAGAGTAAAACCAGTAATTGCGGGAGTAAGATATAGCCTTGTAGCATGGCACTTAGGATGGCCTTTTAAATGAAAGTTTTAATTGTAGGCGGCGGTAGTGCAGGATGGATGACGGCAGCGACTCTTGAATCTCAATTTCCCAAATGGAAAATATCTTTAATAGAGTCTAAAAATATATCTACTGTAGGTGTGGGTGAAAGTACCATAGCGAAAATAATTAATTGGACGAGACTTCTTAAAATCGATGATAAGGATTTTATTAAACATGTAGAAGGTAGTTATAAACTAAGCATTAAATTCACGGATTTTTATAAGAAAGGTGAATCTTTTTATTATCCTTTTGGTCAGCCACCTGTAGAAGGCACCCGTGCAGGTATTAATGATTGGTGGTTTAAAAAAATAATTTATCCAAAAACACCCTATAGTGATTATGCTGATTGTACTTATCCATTACAAATGGCTTATGTTAATCAAAATAAATTTGATATTAATGAAGTAGAAAGGGCTTATCATTTTGATGCAACTAAATTTGGTTTATGGCTTAGAGATAAATACTGCAAAAAAGTTAAACATATTATTGAAGATGTAAAAACAATAGAACAAAATAAACATGGTATAAAATCTATAAATAAAAAACACAAAGCTGATCTATACATTGATTGCACTGGATTTAAATCTTTATTGCTAGGCGAAACATTAAAAGAACCTTTTGAGTCTTATTCAGATTTATTACCAAATGATTCTGCTTGGGCTACAAAAATAAAGTATAAAAACAAAGAAAAAGAATTAGTTCCTTACACAAATTGTACAGCAATTGAAAATGGTTGGGTATGGAACATACCTTTGTGGTCAAGAATAGGTACAGGATATGTATATTCTAGCAAGTTTGTTGATGATGAAACTGCATTAAAACAATTACAAAAACATCTTGGTCAAAAAGATTTAGAATTTAAAAACATAAAAATGAGAATAGGAATTCATAATAGATTGTGGGTTAAGAATGTTGTAGCGATAGGTTTATCAGCTGGATTTATAGAACCTTTAGAAAGTAATGGATTGTTTTCTGTCCATGAGTTTCTCGTAAATCTTGTTACTAATTTACAAAGGGAAAAAATCACACAATGGGATAGAGATGTTTTTAATTATGAATGTAAACGAATGTTTAAAGGGTTTGCTGAATTCGTAGCTCAACACTATGCCCTTTCTCAAAGAACCGATACTGACTATTGGAGACATTGTACAAATAAATCATTTTATGAAAAGATGATTAATGCATGTGCAACAAACGAAAATGAATTTATAGAACAAGTTTATAGAAAAACCAATGACTATAGATTTTTACCAGCTGCTGGTTTTCATAATATTGCTGCAGGTATGCACTGGGGACCAACTGATAAAACAACTTTAATAAATAAAGGTTTTCACGTTGAAAGTAATTTAAAAGAAAATTTTAAAGAATGCATCGATAGGTTAAATGAAAGAAAAAACATCTGTGAAGAAATGGTTAAATCTAAACCAACATTATATTCAGTATTAAAAGGTATTCATGAAGTATAAAATAATAAATAATTTTTTAGATCTAGATCAATTTAATAAAGTAAGATCATATGTATTAGATAAAGAGTTTCCTTGGAGAAGAGTAGACGACATGAATTGGAATGAGAAAGGTAGATTGTTTTTTACACATTGTTTTTTTACTGACTCAGAGATAACTTCTCCAGGATTTGAACCCTATATAAAACCTATTTTAAAAAAATTAAATAGTATCGCGGTTATCAAAGCTAGAGCAAATATGTTTGTAAGTAAATTATTTACTAAAAGTGATCTTCATATAGATTATGAAACAGGAGGAAAAACAGCTATATTTTTTTTAAATGATTGTGATGGTGGTACGGAAATAAAAATAAATAATAAAATTAAATTTATAAAAGCTAAAGCAAATAAAATTTTGATATTTGATATGGGAGTTCAACACCGAGCTGTAACTTCTAAAGAAACACCAGTCAGATATATTATAAATCTAAACTACTATGAGGATAAAATATGAAATTAGAATTGTTCTCAATACCCGTATATATCGACAATATAGATTGTTCTAAAATAAAATTAAAAAATGTAAAATTTACAAAAACATGGTTTTCAAAAACTGAAAGCTCTCATGATTATGTAAATGAACTTGATGAAGAATCAAATAAATATTTATTAAATAAAATATGGAATTTAATTTATTGTGATTTTAATGGATTGTTTGAAATTAAAATAAAAAATATATGGGAAAATAGATATAAAAAATTTGATTATCAAGAAGCACATAATCACCCACACGCACATTTTTCTTTTATAGTCTACAAAGATATAGAGGAGTCTCAAACTATTTTTATGAACCCCGCAATTGATTTGATACAACCATACTATGTAGATAGTTTATTAGACAAAATGAATGTTTTGAAAAGAAGTTTCAAACCTAGTTGTCGAAAAAATCAAATAGTAGTTTTTCCTAGTTTCTTACAACACATGGTTCTTAGGCATTCAAACAGTGTTTCGATTGCTGGAAATATAACGTTAAAATTAAAGGAGAATTAAATATGAATATAAATAATTACTTTCAAACTGAAATCTGGGTTGAAAACAAACCAGAGTATTTAAAATCAATTGATAAAGCATGTAATAAATATATTAAAAAAGCACGTAATAGAAATAAAGAATACATAAAAAAATTTGATGATTTTGGTATCTCTCATCATTCTACACCTCTTTTACAAGATAACTCTTTTAGAGATTTTAAACAATATATAGGTGCAAAATCGTGGGACTATTTAGATGCTCAGGGTTATAACATGTCTCTCTACACAACTTTCTTTAGTGACATGTGGGTACAAGAGTTTTCAAAAAAAGGTGGTGGCCATCATAGTGCACACATACATTCGAATCAACACGTATCAGGATTTTATTTTTTAAAATGCAGTAAGCAAACTTCTTATCCTGTATTTCATGACCCTAGAACGGCATCAAGAGCAACCAAATTAAAAATGAAAAACAATGACAAAATACTTGGAGGTACAGAATTAGTTCACTTTAATCCTGCACCAGGTGCGTTGTTAATATTTCCTGGATATTTGGAACATGAATTTATCGTTGATCGTGGTGTTGAACCATTTAGATTTATACACTGGAATATTCAAGCTGTTCCAAAATTAATGGCTAAAGATGTTTAAAGAAATTAAAAATTTTTGTTATTTAAAACATATAAAAGAAAGTAAAATTATTAAAAATAAATTACTAAAGTATATGGAAGATATGCCTTTAAATACTTATGAAGAGGTTAGCAAAACAGATTGGGGTTTGTCTTCAGATTATAAAAGACCTTACGTAAAATATTTTATAAATATTTTAAAACCATATATGCAGAAAATTGTTAAAAAACTGAATACAAAAAACTGGCTTATGCACAACATGTGGTTTCAACAATACAATAAAAATTCACATCATACTTGGCATACACATCCATCAGTGCAATTTTCAAGTGTTTATTATTTAGAATTACCGGATACCAATGTGTCAACTGAGTTTAAAGATATTGTAAATAATAATATTTTTAAAGTAGATGTTAAAGAAGGTGACTTATTAGTTTTTCCATCCTCTTTATTACACAGGTCTCCTAAAAATAAATCTAATAAAAGAAAGAGTGTTATTTCATTTAATTCTAGTTTTTTACAATAAATGTCTTTTAAAACAATTTGTAGATTTGATAATTTTTTAACTTTAAAGGAATGTGATTCTGTAATAAAAGATTTCAATGATAATTTAAAACATACCAGGGCACACAGAGATACTCTTCTTTTAGAAGTTATGTATAAACCTGTTTGTAATAAATTAAACACTATATTTAGTTTTTTTAATTTTGATAAACCAGATAATATGGAAATAGTTTTATGGAATAAAAATTCTAAAATGGAGTCCCATTACGATGAAGGTGGTAATACATTTTCTTTTATTATTTATCTAAATGATGATTACAATGGAGGAGAAACTGTAATTGATGATATAACAATAAAACCTAAAACAGGTAGACTTGTTTTATTTAGTAATGGTTTTTATTTACACAAAGTAAATAAAATAAAAGATAAAAAAAGATATACATTAGCAGGATGGTATAAATAATATGAGTTTTAAAAAAAATAAATATTGTATTATACGCCAAGCTATATCAAAGGACTTAGCTACGTTCGTTGCAAACTATTTTTCTTTGCAGAAACAAGTGTATGATACATGTAGACAACATAGATACTTTTCACCTTTTGAAAATATTATTGGATACTATGAAACGGAACAAGATCAAATACCAAATACATATTCTCAGTATTCTAATGTAGCGATGGAAACATTAATGTTAAAATGTCAACCAGGTATGGAAAAAGCTACAGGATTAAAATTATATCCAGCTTACACTTATGCAAGAATTTATAAAAAAGGAGATGTTCTTAAAAGACACAAGGATAGATTTAGTTGTGAAATATCTACGACACTGAATTTAGGGGGGAATACATGGCCTATTTATTTAAGTCCTAATGAAAATGTAGGTGTACCTAATGACAAAGATATTACTTCAGTAAGTAAAGCTAAAGGTATAAAAGTTGATTTAGATCCAGGAGATATGCTGGTTTATAGAGGTCGTGAGTTAGAACATTGGAGAGAAAAGTTTAAGGGTAAAGAATGCCTACAAGCATTTTTACACTACAATGACAGCAAGACACCAGGAGCAAAAGAAAATGTATTTGACAAAAGACCTCATTTAGGTTTGCCTAATTGGTTCTGTAAAAAATGAAACCTGATTATTGGATAAAAAGAAAATACAATAACAATACCATAACATGGGAAGAAGCACTTGAAAATCTGCAGTATTCTAGAGAAAACAATTTACTTATAAAAATTCATCCTCCAGGGTTTTACGTTTGTCAGCATGGAGAAAAGATAAAGAATCTAGCCCCCGTAATGAAAGACTTAAAATGTGTTTCTGCACATCTATATATTAACGTATTTTCTCAAGAAGAAAACTCGGGAAAACATAAAGATCAAATGAATGTATGGTTTTGGCAATGTAAAGGTAGGACCAAATGGATTATTAATAAAGAGGAAAACATTTTAGAAGAAGGAGATTTAATTTTTGTTAAAAAACAAGTATATCACAAAGTAATAGCACTAGAACCTAGGGTTGGTGTATCAATGAGTGACAGATAAAAAATACTACCAAAAAATTAAAAACTATATATAGTAGGATATTATGCTGCAAAAAATAGGCTTTTTACCCGGATTCAATAAACAAAAAACCCCCACAGGAGCAGAAGCTCAATGGACGGATGGAGAAAATGTTCGTTTTAGATATGGGACTCCTGAAAAAATAGGAGGTTGGTCTCAATTAGGAGACAAAGCTTTATGCGGGTCTGCTCGAGCTCTTCATCAAATGGTTAATAAGATAGGTATTAAATATGCCATCATTGGAACCAATAGAATTTTATATGCATATTCTGGTGGGGTGTATTATGACATCCACCCTATCAAAACTGACTTTGGAGCATTAACAAATGCCTTAGCTTCTAG